TATTTACTTTGTCTATTGCATTTTTAACTTCAGAGTATTCTGCCATAAGATTATCTAAACAACCATCTTCATTTGCTTCCCAAGGCTTTCTAAACTTGAGAATTTCTTCACCTGATTGAGTGATATACTTCAATCGATTGCCTTGCTTAGTTAACACGCCTGATTTCTCAAACAAGTCAACAAGACCTGAATAAGGATTCATACCTGTTTCATAAGGAATCTTCACTTGCACACCCTCGAAAGGTTTTGCATAACGAGTCTTCATTACTTTACAGCCTGCACGAATACCTTTAACATCAGAAACTTTGTTGCCGTCTGCATCTTCTTTTAGTTTCATCTTCTTCATAGCAACAACAATACTTGATGCATAGATAAAGCCTTGACCACCTGATATTTTATCATCTGGGTCAAACATATCTTGTGATGCATATGTATGATTAGTTGCAACAAGTCCAACGTTATAACTTCCGAACATGTTAACAGAGTTTCTGACTAATGATGTCAGTGCCTTGGGCTTACGACCCATGTCACCTTTCATATCACCTTTGTCGAATTGATCAACATCAGTTGGTGTCAACATCATACCTAATGAGTCAATTACAAATAACACTTTAGGACGTTCTTCCTCTGCCATGTCTTTATAATCTTTCATAAAGAGTGATATAGTTTTTGCTACATCGTCAATCATACTCATACTAAGTTTAAGTAACTTTTCAGGGCTAGTATCAACTTGCAAGGCTTGTAGCCATGCTTCATCAAGTGCATTTTCTGTGTCAATTAAGACTACAAAGATACCTTGTTCTTGTGCTGATTTAACTATGTTGCCTGCCGCAAAGTATGATTTACCTGCGCCAGATTCACCTGCAAACACAGTTACCTTACCAAGCGGAACACCCTTATGAAAGTCACCTGAAATAAGATAGTTCAATGCATATGAACCTGTTGAGATCCAATCAGTTGGATCGTTGAAACCTATCGACAAGCCGTCGATGGATTTGGTTATGTCTTTCCTAAATTTGGAAACGTCAAATGGTTTAGCCACGTTTACTCCTATTGATTAGATTGCTTGTTATTAATTCTACTAGAGTTAGAAGGCTTTTGCAAGATTTCTGGGCAGGCTTCTGCCATGTCATCTAAATCAAAATCAGCAGGGAAATGTCTCAGTGCGGCTCTTGCCCTATCTCTGATAAGACTAGGTACACGCGGAGTTTTGCCTGGATCGCAAAGTTCTTCTAATAATTTCTTCCCTTGTTTAAGGGCTCTAAATCTTTCGTCTGGTAGTGTCATTGTTTTCTCCTACAAATATGGGGGAGTTGCCTCCCCCAGACTCACAACTCTTACGAATTGTTTTGTCTTGCACGAATCATTGCTAGAATGTCTTGTGCTTTATCACTTGATGGTTCAGCAGTTTCTGCAGGGGCCGCTACTGGAGTCTCTACAGCGGGTGCTGTTTCAACTGCGGGTGTAGCAACTGGGGCAGATGTCTCAGCAACGGGCGCCGGAGCACTTGAAGTTGATTCATCTACATTTTCAGTTCCTGCTGGGGCATCAACGCCAAACGGACGATAGTATGCTCCCCACTTGTCAACATCATATGGACGACCATCTACTGATGCCTCGAACATATCTTTGATGACACGTAACTCTGACTCACTTGGCTTCTTAGGTAAGAAGTCTGCTAAGTTGAATAGACCATTTGCTTCAATAGCCGCTTGTTCTACATCAGTTAGAGCAGATTCTTTTCTGGACCATGAAGATGTTGAATAATCAGCATACTGACCTTTTGTAGTCTTTCTGATATTAAAATCAAGACCACGCATTAAGTCAGTTGGCAATTCTTCGATCTCTGGATCCATCAATGAACTTTTGATAGTTTGAAAGATTTGAGGCGAAATAACAAATCTACGAATAGGATTCGCAGGGGTGTTGTCTTCCCCAATTGGGTTTTGACGTACAAAGCCTTGAAAGATGTATGAACGTTTCTTCCAATATTTGTTCGCCATTTCTTTTAGAGTTTCGTCTTTGTACCAAGGACGAACTTCTGCAAGTACGGGACAGTTTTCACCGAACATTTCCACGCACGGTACTTGAACTGTTACTTGTCTCACATTTGGATCACCTTTCACGCCATTAAACGGAAGTTTAATAACTTGTCTCTCAATCCAAAAGAACGAGTTACTTGAATCCGCATCGGGTAAGAAACGTAGTGAGCAAGATGCTCCTTCGTCCATTTTCCAATGTGGATAGATCGCTCCATCAGATGTTGGATACTTAGATCCAGATGATTTATTTTCTTGTGCCGCGAGACGGGCACGTATGTCTGCTAGACTGGCCATAATGATTTCTCCTGTAATATATGCCTAATTTTAGTTCTATTATGTGTTGTCGCAAGACCGAAGCCTCACTAGTTTAGTTTTCAGAGATAAATCTCTAACACATGAATCTATTATACACTAATATCTTCCTATGTCAATAAGTATTTATCACTAATGTACCCAAAAGAATAAAAACTTAAGGGTGCGATCTTCAAGTTTAGGGACCTGAGTAACATCGTCATTGTTCATATACATCTCTAGGGTTAGTTAGAGTTTTAATGGTCCATAAATCATAAATACTAGTGCGAACCAAACTTACGATTAAGGAAACATATTATGCATATGAAACATATGAAGATCGCACTAATATTATTTAGTGTCGGTTTTGCCAGCCAAAACATTTTTGCACAGGCAACTGGAACCTGTACAGCGGGTACAGAAAATTGTGAGGCGAGTACTTCTACAAGTACCACCACAAATACTAATACCAATACTTCGACTAATACGAATACCAACACCAATACTAACACTAGTACGAACGACAACACCAATACTAATACCAATACTAATACCAATACTAATACCAATACTAATACGAATACCAATAACAACACCAGTACTTCGACTAATACGAACACCAACAATAATACCAATACTAATAATAACACTAGTACTTCGACCAATACGAACACCAACAATAATACCAATAATAACACAAACAATAATACCAATACTTCGACAAGTACTAATACCAACACCAATACCAATAATAACACTAATAATACGACCAGTAATAATACTAACACGAATAATAACACCAATAATTCGACTAGTAACAATACCAATACTAATAATAATACCAACAATAGTACGGTAAACAGTACCTCGAATAACACCAATACGAATAACAACAATTCTACTATTGACCAAAATGTAAATTCTAATAGTACTTCAAACAATACTAACACGAATAACAATAACACGACCTCGAATAATACCAATAATAACAACAATACTTCGACTAGTACGAGTGATTCTAATGTAACGACTAACAACAAGTCTGAAAACAAAAATGAGAACACTAATACCAATAACAACACTAACATAAACAAAACTGATCAAACTATTAAACAGGAGATCACAACTAAGGCACCACCAGCAAGTGCGATTGCACCAAGTATCGGGTCTAGTTATTCACAAGACTTATGTACAACAGGTGTGTCAGGAGCGTTTCAGGGTCAAGTATTCGGTTTATCAGGTGGTAAGTCTGTTAGAGACATGAACTGTGAAAGAATCAAGTTGTCCAAAACAATATATGATATGGGTATGAAAGTAGCCGCAGTATCATTAATGTGTCAGGATCCTAGAGTGTTTCAAGCAATGGAAATGGCAGGAACACCTTGTCCGTATATGGGTGCTATTGGACCGGCCGCTTCTGATCGATGGGAAGAAAATGAACAAAAAAGACCAGACTCTGAGAAAGGAGTCAAAAGCAAATTACTTGGTGTGTTCAGTTCTAATAATATTGAAGTTGACCAAATATCAAACGTAACTGCTGATGAAGCCGCTTATATAGAAAAATGTACTAGACCTGACTTTAAAGGAAGACGTAAATCTACTAAGAGTTGTGAGGCAGAATGGCACGATTCAAAATAATATCATTACTATTGATGCTACCCATGTTTGCGGTAGCACAACAGTCATACACTCCTCCTAACTATAACGAGTCGAATGCTGACGGCACCAATACCATATATTCGACTACTGGAGATTACGGAGATTTGTATGATTTGACTCGTAGTGATCTGACTGGTGTGACAGGTTGTTACGATGGTCAATTTGGTGATGACACTGGTTGTAACATAAGAATGGACTTTGGTTTTTCATGGGAGTGGCATAACGACTCGTATACTGCCGCAGTAATGAGTACGAATGGTTGTCTTAAATTAGTAAAAGAAGATTACAGCATTGGTAATTGGAACAGTTTGATGTGCTACGACTACCTACCAAATCAATTAGGTAGTGGAGAAGAAGGTTATACTAAACATGTAACTGATACTCTTTTTCCCTTTTATACTGACTTGATTGGGGGAAACAGTAACAGTGCATTATTATATAAAGCATTTGATGATTATGCTATATTCGGTTGGTATAATTTAAGAGAATACAATAGAGCATCAGAAAATAGTTTTGAAGTTTACATATTTGATTACAATGACTCTAGTACAAAATGTGGAGATAGTAATCAAAATAGAATCGCATGTAGTGATGCGGAAAGAGCAGAAGTAAACAAACCCGACAACTATGGATTTGTTTATGGTGCTTTAGATATTATAGAACATGATGTTTTGATTGGAGAACAAAAAAGCAATACAAACTATACTCAGTATCTATTTTATGATGACGGTGCAGATAACTTAGGTGATGGTAGTGTTGACAATTCATTTGATGATATGGATGGTGGATACTTAGAAAACGGAGGCGGTATACTATATTCAGATGCAGACGGTGA